CTTGATGCAAGGGCGGTACACGACTTGCTGATGGATATATGCGAGCAGGCTCAGACAAACCTCAATGCGGCTGCAGGCATCGGCCTCAAGCCGTTAAGGCGGAAATATCCTCAGGCAAAGGTAAACGCTCTAATCGAGGATCTTGCAGACGTCAGTGAAGACGCACTTGCAGATGCAATTGTTGAGTGGATACCGAGCCTTGCACTTGAGATGGTCGATGCGGTGCAGGAGTACAACCTTGACTTCCAGGCGAAGTCGGGTCTGAAGCCTGTGATAGTCCGTACATGGTCAGGATCATATCCAAGCCATGATACAAAGCACACGGACTGGTGCAGAGACCTTGCCGGCGAATACAACTATGGCTCTGAGCCAAATAGGGTATACGCCAGGCACAAAGGCTGCCGATGTAAGGTTGAATATTTCCCGAGCAAGGAAGCAAAGGGACGTATCACAGCTTTGAGCAAAGGCGAAATAGACCGAGCGGGTGTGTTGTGGAATACTAGACAGGACACTCTCGAGGCAAGAATAAGAAAGAAGAACAGAAAGAACTGACAACGGAGGTAAGGGAATGGACGTCAGATACGGACGCCAGACTCCCACAAGCTCCGTTGTTCTTCCTTACACCGAGACATTAGGCGAAAGAGCCGTAAACCTATACAGAGCTACAGGAAGAGAACCACAGCCCTGGCAGGAATCGCTCGTATATGACATCAGGGCGGTCGATGAAAACGGCCTGTTCGTACATATGCGGTTCGGGTACGAGGTGCCGAGACGAAACGGTAAGGGCGAGATAATAACCATCGTAGAGCTTGACGATCTTTTTGATGGCCGCAGATGCCTGCACACCGCACACAGAACAACGACCTCTTCATCGGCATCGCTGAGACTTGCGAATCTTCTCAAAGAGTTGGGTTATGAAGAGGTGCAGCGTGTAAGCCGTGATGAGGTGTACACGAAGTCTTATACCTACTCGAAACAGTTCGGCCTCGAGCGGATCACGCTCCTGGATACGGGCGGCAGAGTGGACTTCAGGACAAGGACATCCGTCGGCGGTCTCGGAGAAGGTTTCGACACCCTGATAGTGGACGAGGCACAGGAGTACACCGATGATCAGCAGAACACGTTACAATATGTGGTCTCGGACTCAAACAATCCGCAAATCATACTTTGCGGTACTCCGCCGACATTGGTCTCGAGGGGAACGGTTTTCCCGAAGCTGAGGACAGATTGTTTTGCAGGTAAATCGCAGGATACAGGGTGGGCGGAATGGTCCACAGAACAACTGGCAGACTGTAATGATGTTGATCTGTGGTATGAATGTAATCCTGCAATGGGCTATCAGCTCAACGAGCGAAAGATCAGGGCGGAAGACAAGTCGGATGAACTGGATTTCAACATCCAAAGGCTTGGTTATTGGTCTAAGAGCAATCTGAAGTCGGAGATATCCGTGACTGAATGGGAAGGTCTTAAATGTAAGACTGTTCCTAAGATATCCGGCAGGGTATATATTGGCATCAAGTACAGCAAGACAAACGTATCGGTCTCCGTAGCATCAAGGACAGATAATAACACCGTCTTCTTTGAAGCTATAGATTGCCAGTCGATAAGATCTGGCAACGCTTGGATCGTTAAGCTCATGCAGTCCATGAAACCTGAGACCATCGTTATCGATGGATCCGGTGCTCAGAACATACTCAAGGCAGACCTTGAACAGGAAGGTATCCGCAACGTGATCTTGCCGAGTGTAAAAGAGGTCATCGTGGCAAACGCAAAGTTTGAACAGATGATGTACGCTCAGGAGATATGCCACATGGACCAGCCTTCTTTGAAACAAGTCGCAACGAATTGTCAGAAGCGTGCAATCGGTGCCAACGGAGGATTCGGCTATAAAGCTCAGTTCGATCAGATGGAAATAGGACTGCTTGATTCGGCAATACTGGCAATCTGGCAGTGCTCGGAAAGTAAGGAAAAGCGAAAGCAAAGGATCAGTTATTAAAGCGGACATGACATGTCCGTTTTTTAATAAGCAAATTTACGTGACTACAACGGTTAAGAGTGGGGAGGTTAAAAAATGGCAGAAGACAAAACTTTTACACAGGAAGAAGTAAACGCAATGGTCGGCAAGGCAAGACAGGAGGCAAAGGAAGTTGTCCGCAAGGAATTCGATGGCTGGGTATCTCCTGACGAGCTCCAGAAGCAGATCAGCGCATTAACGGATCAGGTCAATTCATTGGCTGGTGAAAAGGAAAATCTTCAGACTCAGCTGAGTGAGAAGGACGGCAAGATTGCCAAGTACGAGATCGACTCGGTAAAAACGAGAGTGGCGAGAGAGCTGGGGCTTTCTTATGAGGCAGCAGAATTCCTGAAGGGCTCCACAGAGGAAGACATCCGCAAAAGCGGTGAGAGCCTTAAGGGGATCGTAGGTAAATCAGTCGCATCACCTGCATATAACTCAGATCCTGCACCAGCGGGCGATGAGAAAACGGCAGCGTGGGCGAAGATGGCAAACGACTTATTCAACAACTAACATGGAGGAATAAAAATGGCAACAAAGACACAGGCAGGAACAATGTTCCCAACCGCTCTCGCAGAGGAGATGTTCGTAGCAGTGCAGGGACATTCTGCACTCGCAAAACTGAGCGCACAGAAGCCAATCCCATTTAATGGAGAGACACAGTTTGTATTCTCTGCAGCAGGCGAGGCTTCAATCGTAGGCGAAGGCGACAACAAGCCAGCCGGTGATGTAACAATCACATCAAAGGTCATCAGACCTATCAAGTTCGTTTATCAGCACAGAGTAAGCAATGAGTTTGTTTATGCTTCAGAAGAAGGCAGAATGCAGTATCTGCAGGCTTTCGCTGAGGGATTCGCTCGCAAGATCGCAAGAGGCTTCGACATCGCTGCTATGCACGGTGTAAACCCTGCTGACCTTACACCTGCATCATTCGAGAGCACAAACAGCTTCGACGGACTCGTATCCAACACTGTAACTTATGCAGCAGCTTCCGTTGACGAAAACATCGACGCAGCTGTCGCAATGGTTCAGGCTGATGGCGGAGTCGTAAACGGCCTTGCTCTTTCACCAGCAGCAGGATCCGCTCTCGCAGCTATCAAGGTAAATGGCGTTGCTCAGTATCCTGAGTACAGATTCGGCCAGAACCCAGATGCATTCTACGGGATGAAGTCCGATGTCAACGAGACAGTTGCAAAGGCTAAGACCGGCGGAGATGTTGACGCCGCTATCGTAGGCGACTTCCAGAACGCTTTCAGATGGGGCTATGCAAAGAATATCCCACTCGAGGTTATCGAGTATGGTGATCCAGATGGCCAGGGTGACCTAAAGAGAACCAACGAGGTAGTTCTCAGAGCTGAGGCATTCATCGGCTGGGGAATTCTTAACGCTGATCACTTCGCAAGGGTCAAGGCTTAATCATGCTTTACCGTAACGAGAAGACCGGCGCAGTCATAGACGTGAAATCGGAGCTCGGCGGTAGCTGGAAGCCGGTCGAAAACAAGACCGCAGACGAGCCAAAGGCAGTTAAAACTAAGAAGACGAAGAAAGGCAAGTAATCATGGCAGACTACGCAACACTGAACGACATGGTATCACTATGGCGTCCGATGACGGCAGAAGAGGAGGCAAGAGCCACCGCTTTGATCCCGATCGTAAGCGATGAGCTTAGGATGGCGGCTGATAAAGCGGGCAAGGACCTCGATGAACTGATCGGTGCGAAGCCGGCACTTGCTTCCGTTGCAAAATCCGTCACTGTTGACGTAGTCGCCAGAACGCTGATGACGTCAACAGATCAGGAGCCAACAACGCAATTTTCGCAGTCTGCTCTCGGATATTCCGTGTCAGGCACTTATCTCGTGCCTGGAGGCGGAGTGTTCATCAAGAAGGCTGAACTTGCGAGACTGGGTTTAAGAAGGCAGCAGAGGAGGGTGATTGATTTATGGCCAGAATCAGAGGAATAGCGATCACGCTCTATGAGAAGACATTCACTGGATACAACAGCTTCGGAGAGGCTATGTATTCGGAGTCGCCTGTAACGGTGGACAACGTGCTCGTTGCCCCTGTTACATCAGACGATATCGTAAACGACTTCACGCTGTCGGGCAGCAAGGTGGTTTATCAGCTTGGAATCCCAAAAGGCGATACTCACGAATGGCGTAACGTAGATGTTAAGTTCTTCGGTGAGAGGTTCCACACATATGGCAAACCTACCGAGGGTATCGACGCATTAGTGCCTGGCTCGTGGAACAAGAAAGTGTATGTGGAACGGTATGAGCAAGGTTAAATTCAAGCTGGACGGTGCAGGCGTAAGGGAACTGCTCCATAGCGAAGAGGTCGTGAACGAGTGCAAAGCGCACGCTGAGGCGACATTTGCTGCAGCAAGCGGGCGAGCACAGGGATACGTACTTGAGGAGAGACGTTACCCGGAAAGAGCCGGCTATGCAGTATATGCAGCTGATTATCCTGCAATCTCCGACAACTTACAGAACAACACTTTGCTCAAGTCGATCAAGTAGGTGACGACATGATAGAAAAGATCATATACGACTATCTGACCGATCAGGGCTTTTCCGCATACATGCAGAAACCTAAGGACCCACCAAGCGAGTACGTCCTGATCGAGAAGACGGGAAGTAGCAGAACAAATTACATCAACTCGGCTACGATTGCACTGCAGTCGTATGCCGAGTCTTTATATTCAGCCGCAGTGCTGAATGAAGCGGTCAAAGAGGCGATGGATAACAGCATCGTCCTCAATGACATATGTGCAGCAAGGCTTGACAGCGATTACAACTTTACGGACACGACCACGAAGGAATACCGCTATCAGGCCGTTTATGACATAACTCATTATTAACGGAGGAAAGCAAACATGGCAAACACAGCAGCTAATGTAAGCACCGGCAAAGGCCAGATAGGTGGATACGCATTTATCAGTCCGACTTCAGCAACAATGCCGACAGATGCAACTACAGCTCTGGGTACATCTTTTCTCGGTCTTGGCTATATCTCTGAGGATGGCATCACCAATGCTACTGAGAGAGACAACGAAAGCATCCCAGATATGAACGGCAACACTGTTATCACCGTACAGACAAGCCACAGCGAGACATTCCAGGCTACTTTCATCGAGTCGCTCAATGTGAATGTCCTGAAGCTGGTTTATGGTGATGACAACGTAACAGAGACAGGCGGTGCGATCTCCATCGGAGTGAACGGCGAAGAGCCTGAAGAGAAAGCGTTCGTATTTGAACTGATCATGCTTGATGGCAAGAAGAAAAGAATCGTCATCCCAAGAGGCAAGGTGACAGAGGTCGGCGACATCGTTTACAGAGCATCCGAAGCTATCGGTTACGAGGTAACTATCGAGGCTCTGCCGGATGATTCTGGCGAGAAGCACCACGAGTATGTAAGCGCAAACTAAAGATGCGCTAAGAGAGGTGAAATATGAAAACAGTCAAGTTAGATAACGGCTTTGAGGTAAAGGTCGAGCCTGAGCAGCTTAACGATATGTATTTTGTCGAGGAGCTTGCAAGGCTCGAGACAGATGCACTCGCACTGCCTAAGGTGGTGACAATGCTGTTCGGCGAAGACCAGAAGAAGGCTCTGTACAAGCATCTCGAAGATGAGAGCGGACGTGTCAGGCTTGAAGCAGTAACTGATGCTATCACAGAAGTCATGACGAAGGCGGGCGAAGACACAAAAAACTGATGATCCTCGCCGGCATGCTCGGCTTTGATAGAACAGCGCTTGTCTGTGACTTGGCTGAGACATATCGGATCTACGACTACAGGTCGCTGCCAGTGAGCTTGGTGGCGACCTTAGCAGCCGGTCTGAGGGATGATTCACGTATCAAGATGAAGATGGCAGGAGTCAAGGGCGATGCAAAGGAAATCCTCCTCGCAACTATCGCTGATACGCTCCGCTATTGGATCTACATGATGGGTGGCGGCAAGGGCGACGCTCCTGAGCTGATCGTAAGTGCTTACTACCCTAAGAAAGAGAAACAGAAAGAATACCAGTCCTTCTCAACTCCTGAGGAGTTCTGGAAAGCTATGAACAAATATACAGGAGGGCACTAATGTCAACTGTTGGAACTGCATATGTACAGATAGTGCCATCAGCTAAAGGCATAGGCGGAAGCATATCGAGTCTGTTGAGTGGGGAAGCATCGTCAGCGGGTACAGCTGCGGGCAACACTATAGCGGGCTCAATAAAGAAGGTCCTTGTAGCGGCTGGCATCGGTGCTGCTATCACAAAGGGCATAAAGGCAAGCATGGCGGAAGGTGCGGCACTGCAGCAGTCATACATCGGCGGTCTTGAGACCTT